ATCATCTGTAGCAACTTTAGAAACTTGACTTAGGTAGACGAAAAATGGTGACTCTTCTGGCATAAGTTCAGCAACTCTGTCAGAAAAGTCGTACAGCCTTCTTTGGTCCGGTCTTTGTCCGATACCAGCGTCAGCTGCAACAGCAGTAATCTGTGATGACTTTAGTTGTCCTTGATTAAAAGCCATTTTATTTCACTCCTAGTTAATTACTTTTTAGCTATTCTTCCAATACTACCAGCATTCATAATTCTATCCCACACTTGGTCTTTTTCTCCTTTTTGTGGAGCTTCTCCACCTTGAAGAACACCAGCCGATTGTGGTATACTTTGAGCTTTTTCTACTGCTTTTTTATTTTCATTTACTTTCTTACCATCTCTTTCTCTATATACTTTAATAAGAGTATCAAGAGGTAAGTCACCTCTAGGTGTTGTTGCAAATTGTATAAAATCCGCAGCTTCATCATCTGACATTTTATGTCTAGATTTTAGCTCGCTTTTTAAATTATTTACTGCCATAGTCTGTTGCAGTTTACCAATTTCTTGGTCAACTGTTTCGTGTACAAGCTCTTGTTCTCTAGTCACCCTCATTTTATAGGATGGAGAATCTGGCTTGTAGTAAGCATCCCAAGGGTCAAATGCCTCTTGACTTACGATTTCGTCATTGGGCTTATTTGTCCCATCAGATTGATTTGTTAGAGCAGATTCCATAGCTTTGACAACGTCTGGTCTTTCAGCTAATAAGTTTTTTAACTGCTGGAGTTCTCCAGCTTCTTTGTTAAAATTTTCATATTCTACTGTTTTTTTATCATACATTGACTGAAACTTTTTTGCTTCTGCTTCCCAATCTACAGCTTCGGATGTTTCTGCACCCTCAGCTTCTTGTTGCTCTACTGAAATAGTTGGCTCGTTTCCAGCAACACCAGCAACTATTGGGTCTACCTGTTCAACCTGTTGTTTTTCTTGTTCATTTGCCATTTTTACTTTTCCTCCTTGTCGATTTCATTTAAAATGCAGAACCGACTTAGTTTTTACTTATTATCCTTCATCATCAGACATATTATCAATTGCTTTGTCCATTTCTATTAGCTTTCTTTCTTCTTTTAACTTTTTCTGATTGACTACTTCATCAAGCCTTGACTTAAACTTTTCGGTTTCCACTCTTTTACGAGCATTCACCATTTCTCTGTCAGCTGTTTGTAAGTCACCAGATAGTTTCTTTACTTGATTTTCAAGTTGTGCTATGTAGGATTGCATTTGAGACATACGTCCTTTTCTTTGAAGAACACCTTCTTTGTCAAAGATTTCAGTTTTCTTTAAAACCTCGACATCATCTACCAGACCAAGTTTATAAGCTTCAAGATAAGTATTATATTCTACTTGCTTGTTGCTTGGTAACGTTGAGCCTGATATTACTCTAATATCGTGTTGACCCAAAGAAATATCATTTTCTATGGACACGATTTCATTTGTTTTATCGTCATACAATCTATTATTAACTGTAAACTCAGTTAAATTATTATTAGATTGAACGATTTTAATTTTTTTCTGGAATGTATAATGGTCTTTAGAAAGATTGTAAACTACCTTTCCTACCATTGATAAACTTCCTTCAATATCTCTTAGTTTTGATTTACCTCTAGATTCACCCATTTGTGATATAAGCATAGTTCCTCTTACAGAATCTGGTGCTTTATCTTGGAATCCTTGTAATAATTCAGGTATACCAAAATTTAAATCTATATATTTCTCCACTCTATCTATAAGATAATAAAACTCACTTGTGAGTGGAGCTGGTTGAGGGAAAAATGGATTACCAAATTCAGGGTTATATTCTATAACCGCATTTGGGTTAGCCCAGTCTTTTTCTAATTGGCTAATACTATCTACACTTCCCTCAGGAACCAATAACTTTAACCCTGCTGCTGATTGAGCGTGTGACAAGGTCAAAGAAAATAACTTATTTAAAAGTCTTTGTGAGTCCTTAACCTTGTTCACGTCCGATTTTGGATAGGGAGTATTTGTCCATATATTTGAAAATGGAACAATCGGATATATGTCAGTGTTTAGAATACGCTCAAATAATAATGTTTCACCGACACTTGAGCAGTGAGCAATTCTTGTTTGTTGTATTTCAGTTACTTCTAACTGTCCTGTTTCAATAGCATCTGCTATTTCAGCATCTTCTAGTAGTATGTTATATTTTTCTATGTCTACTACTTTTTCTTGTCCGTCTACCATGCTAAACAATCTGTAGTACGGAACTTTTATTTTATAAAATCTATCTAATATTTGATATTTTTGATTTACCAAATAATCTAAATCTTTTGCTTCATCGGGAGTAAATACTTGTTGAGAGTTTTTTAAGTTTGAAGAAGGATAGTCTTCTCCATATAAACTATTTGTTCCAACTTCAATATCATCTACCATTTCTTCTAGCTCTGGATATAAGTTTACAAGTTGTTCTTTTGTTATGTATGTAGAAAGTATAATACCAGAAGCATCTCTAAAATATCTATCTCTAGCAGCTGGGTCGACATAAACTCTAAATGGGTCTACATGAGTATACTTTACTTCGCCTCGTCCGAAATCATCTTCTGGGTCAACATAAACATACATATAACCTAAACCAGTTACAGCATAATCATGAACAACTTGTTTGAAAACAGTATCACCTTTAGATATGTCCCAAACATATTCCAAAAGACTACTCCAAACACTAGCAAGTCTATTATCAGAATCTTCTCTTCCTATAGCTAAAAACCTTGCAGGCTTAGATGTAAGTAAAGATTTTAATTTATCAACAGCAGCATAGACTCTATCTATGACAAAGTCTGCCTGCCCTACAGATTGTAAAGCATCAGATTCGTCTGAAGTATAATGATTTCCTAATACAAAATCTACGGCATTTCTAGCTTCTACATCCCATGTTTCTCTTGCGTCTCTCCATCTTCTAAATAAATCTTTAGTTATTTGAGGCTTTGTTTTATTTTTGTCGTAGTTGATAGTATTCTCCCAATTTAAATTTTGTCTTAAAAATACTATATTTTTTTTGCTTATGTCAAGATTATATTAGCTTTTTTGTCCAGTAATCCAAGAAATAGCTCTTTTTACACCTATTTCTTTTGAATTATTGCCCATATCACTAAACTTATCTATATCCATTGCAGAACTTTTAGGTGGTTTAGCGGTCGTAATACTATACCATAAACCGTCAAGGAGGTCATCATTTCTTCCTTTTGGAAACTCAAACATTTCATCTACAAGTTCTACATGTTCTTTTTTGATATATAGTTTTCTAGAATTTACTATAGGACATAGTAAGGCTTCTAGCCTATCTTCTTTTTTGATACCGTTTGGAGGTCTAACTCCTTGTGCTAATCCAGGAGCTAGCTTTCTATCTGTTCCAGATAATTGATTTACATAATCTTTAATTAATCCTTGAGCTCCAACTTTTTCTACGTTTACTCTTCTTACAGGATGATACATTTTAGCATATTTAATAATTTTATCTGGCATGTCATACAAAGGAGAATGGTCTCTATAATAGTCAACTAAATATACGTTTCTGTTTTTATCCATTGCTATAGTTACAATAACTTGATAGTCACTTCTTGCGTTTGCTTCATATGCTAAGTCAACTCCCATATAAACATTTACAGGTATAGCAGTTTGGTCAATCATTATGTAGTTAAAATTATTTTTTGAAACTAATTCTCCGTTATAGTAATTAATTCTATCTATGTGAAATTTTGCATTTTCAGAGTCTCTAGCTTCATTTTGATATTCTTGTGCAAACTTATGCAACAATCCCATTTCATTAAATCTTGTTTTAATATCATCAAGCTTTTTTTTACTAAAATAATTTTGCCACAAAGGCATTCCATCAACTATCGCTTTTTTGTATAAAACGTTCCATGCTGATTTTCTTCCTTCTTTTTCCGCCTGCATGTATCCATCGTAAACTCCTTGGAGAAATGAATCGTAATGGACTATCGTACCAATAAGCCATATTGACCCTTCGTTTTCTTTTGAGTTTTCCAAAGCGGGTTCTACTGTTGACATTACCCATTCTTTAATTTCTCTCCTTCTATCTGATGTTTTAGTATTTAACTCTGATTCAAAGTCATCTAAAATAATTTTAGTATATCTCAATCCAAGTTGAGAACGTCCACGCAATCTTTGTGACGTACCTTTTGCAATAATTCTATCACCTCTAGCTGTTGTGAATTCTTTTTCTGTCCACTTGCTACCCTTTAAGTCTCCAAAATAATAATTTAAAGCAGGATTAATATCAATATGATTTTGTATGTATTTAATATGGTCTATTGCTTGAGACTGCTCTTCAGATACCCATGCTATAAATTGTTTTCTTTCAGGAGGAGCAAAGTATAATTGATATAGTAGTGCTGTTTTTGCTAGTGTAGACTTTGCATGACCTCTAGGTAGTATAATACAAATACGTTTATCTTCACCTAAAAGTAAGTTGCTCAACTCATATTGATATGGAGCTGGTCCTGATTTCATAAAATCATCTGGCAAAAACATTTGACCAAAAGTAACTATATCTTTTTTTGCTAACTCTAATGCTTTTTCTTTTTGAGATAAATCTGGAGGTATTATGTTAAATGACTTCTTTATACTCATAATCAAAAACTCTTCCTAGTAGTTTTGCTGTTTTCTTTGATAACCAATCTCCTTCAGGAACTTCTGTAAAAGTTTTAGATTTTTCCCATAATACTGGACCTGCTACATATACCCAAGATTTTTCCTTATCGCCATCAATTTTTTTAACATCTACTGTAGTTCTTATATATAAACCACCTTCAACGTTTTCATATCTATCTAACGCACTTAAGTCATCTTCGTCAACTTCTATCAATTCTACTACAACACCTTTTCCTTGTGAATTCTTAACAGCTGCTGGAAAGTTTTGTGTTCCAGGAAAAACTAAACTAAATCCTTCTATTACACCTAAATCAGTTCCACCTCTTCTAAGTGTTCCATATACTGCTAATCTCATTAAGCTTGTCCTTTGTTATAAGATATTCCTATTTCTTGTATTTCAAAGTTTGTGTCATAGACTGATATACATTCAATACATTTAATTCCTTTTATATCATCAGCAAGAACATCCATCATTAAAACTCCTGTAAGTTTTATTCTACTATCACAGATTATACATCTACATTTATCATTTTTCAGTAATTTTACTGCCTTCTGATAATTTTTCGTATTTCGATTCTTGAATTGCATTTAGTTGCTCCTTTGAGAATCCTTGGAACAAAGCAACAGTTTCTGTTGTTTTATTTGTATCAAGCATTCCTGATATTTTAATTAATGTACTTAAAGCAGATAGTCTATCTCTATCGCTACTATCTGGTTTATCTATTATATTTCTCATTTCCTCCAAAAGATACTTTGGAGTAATCTCAGCTTCTTGCAAGTGTTTATCTATTTCTTCTCTTATCAAGTTCTGCACCCTTTTAGTTTTTAACAACATTTTTGCTTGTTGTTCTGAATATTGTTCATTATTACTAGGAAAAGCATTCATATATGCTTTTACTACATCATCTCCTTTTGCTACGTAAGAGGCAAACAAAAACTCTTTTTCATTTGCTTTTTTTCTTTTTTTACGTCTAACAGTAGGAGATTCACCATCTTTTGCAAAGGTATGCATATTTGTTCTCATTTCTCCTTGCATCTTAACTGAATCAACACAAATAAAAGAACCTATAATAGTTCTAATAAAACTACTAGGTTTGTTTGATTTTTTATTAAGAATGCCTAAATGTAAAACTTGACATACCTTTCCATCGTCAGTTAATACCCAATCACCTTTATTTGAATGACGCCAGTCCATAACTAGAGATACATTAGGATGTGATTCTCTAAATTCAACTTCACTCTCATAAAGGTTGTGGGTTATTCCTTTAACGACTCGAGTTTTCATAAGTTATTTATTTTTTCTCTTTGTCGTCAACTTCTTTATCACTTAACTCGTCTATAACAAACCTTACATAATTGTTGGCTAGAAACCTTAATTCATTTGATTGTTGTTCTAGTCTCATCAATTGTCCAGCAAGTTCATTTGCTCTACCATATTGAGCTTGAGCTTCTAATGATAATTCATCCATAGTAAACTCATATTCTTTTCCTTCATGAGTTATCATTTGTTTCTTATCTTCTTTAGACATATATCCTCCTATAATACGTTTACTTGTGGTGGTGTATGGTCTTCTATTTTTCTATGTAGAAGTTCTAAAATCTCTACATCTGCAACATTATGGTCATAAATGTATTTCATTGATTTTTCATCACCCCAACGTGCTTTTTGCCAATGTTCTGGTTTTACTCTTGTTTTTCCAGCAATACCAAAAAACTCTGTTGCAGCCATTAAAGATGACCTATGTAGCTTAAGTTTACTTTTTACTGCATAATATAAGTCTTTATGTGACTTTGTTTTATGCATTGGAAAGTGTGTTCCATGATATAGAGCTCTTGTTCTAATAAAAGGAATATCAAACCTAGTGCCATAATAAGTAAATATTATGTCATATTTGTTCATTTCTTCTACTAAAAGCTCTACTATTCTAGCATCTTGTTTTTCAGACATAAGCTCTTCTTTAGTAATCCAAGCTCCTTCAACCTTTTTAACTCCTCTGCCTTTTATACACCAAGATAACATTAAATCGATATTAGCACTAAATCCAGTGGTTTCAATATCTAAATATCCTATTGTTATGTCATGTCCTGTTGTATATCGTTTAGGCTTGTGAAGTCCTAAAGCCTCTATTTTCTTTGTAACTGCTTTATATGTTCTATTATAACCAGCTTTTCTTATTTCTTGGTATAAAACAAAAGCAGATTTAGCAGTACGTTCGTATTGGTCTAAGATTCTAACTTCATCTTCTGTCCATCTATTTACCGGCATTGTTTACCTCTTTGTTATTAATATAAGTTTTGTGTAATTCTAGAGCAACTGCAGAAAGATATACGCATAAGTCTAACAACTCTTCTATACTTTCTTTTAAATTGTCTCTACTTCCATCAACAGGAACTTGTTTTCCATATTTTTTAGCTCCAATATCAAGTCTTTTAGAAATCATATCTAGTATTTGTTCATTATTTGTCATTATCGGGAAAATCCTCCTTGTCTGGTACATCTTCTAGGTTTCTTAATACTTTTTCGTATCTTTTCCAGTCTAAATGTTTTTCAAGTTCTTCTATTTCTTCATCAAAACACTGTTGTAGTATTTGAATAGTTAGTTTATCAAGGTTTTCTTTATTGATTTTTACTACTTCTTTAACTTTGACCATAAATAATCTCCAACTCCTAACTGATGTAATCCATTTGATATGCAATCTATGATTGGTTCTGGATGTTCATGTCCACCATTCATTAATACTGCATGTATAACCTCATGTATTAGTGTTTCTTTCTTTCTAGAAGGTTTGATATTCTCGTTTACTCGTATCTTATTACCAATAACCTCGTGTCTACCATATAACTCCCTACTAGCGTCAGGTGAAACTAAATTTTCTTCCGAAACTTCGTAAATATGTCCACCTATTTCTAATTTACCTAATTTTTTCATATTTTTTCTCCCTATCTTTTTTAATACACAGCAAATTAGAACAATATTTTTACCTATGTCAACACCTTTATTACAAATACTCCAGAAAAAAATTTTTTACAAGATATATAAAAAGAGTATTGACGTACATAAAGCCAACTTTGTATTTTTTGGAGTCCGAAGGACGGAAACTAAGAGAACTATAAGTTTTCCCTTTATAAATTTTTCTAAAAAAAAATTTTCTACAAGTGACTCTAGAGAAACTCTATAAGGTTTAAGGCAAAAACCATAAAAAAGTTCAAAATTCTAAAAAAATGCCCCATTTTGTGTGTCTCTTTTGTTTCCACAAGACCGTACCGGTCTTTTTCCAAATGCAAAAAAATACATTTGGTTGAAAATTCCAATTTACGTTAGAGCTAAGCGCTTCGCATGTCTTAGCTCTGTGGTTCTCTAACTCACGAGCACAATCCAACTAACTCAAGCCCTGTGACACAGATTTTATTTTACTACCGTAAAAAAAATCTTTGCGTCAAGGGACGTCAGTAGGATTGTATGCCCCCGAGTTAGAGCCTCAGAGCTTTAACATACGAAGCGCTAGGATGTCAAGTTATTTCTTGGCCGACTTGCCAACCGACTTCAACGCACTTCGGTGGTGCTCTTTCTCTACTACACTAAAATTAGCTAATGCAGTAGGGTCTAAACGAACACCGACCGGCTCGCCTTTATTATTGCGGTAATCGTCGTCGTCGATTTTTTGGTTCAATGCATCTATCATTTTTTGAATTGGTTCAATGTCATTTGCGTAGTCTTTTAATACTTCGCCCTTCAAACCTTCGCGACTTCCTTTCAATCTAAAAGTTGCGTCGAAATCGTCAAGTCTTCCGGTTGCTTTGTATTGTTCTCTTGTTGAGTTGTACGCTTCTTCCGGTAAACTGATTTTTTTAATTTCTGTTGTCATACTGTTCCATCCTTTCCCGAGAACTTCGGTGTCTTTGGTTGTTATTTGTCTAGCGCTTCGCATGAATACAATCTAGTAAATACCCAGCACTTGTACAACAGTTATTTTTATTTTTTCGTGGTTACTTTTTCCTGCGTCAAAAGTGATCCACGAGCCCGCTGCTTGGCAAGACAACACTTATTTTTCCCTGGCAAGATACTTCGCTCGGCGATTTGCTACGCAAATTTAATCGCCTCGCTCGGCAGTCCATGGCAAGATGATAGGCGTTTTTTTAGCTACTAACAAAACACTTGGTCGCAAGCTCTTTTGGTGCTAAATTTGGCTAAATGCCAGAATTAAACAAACTAGCGACTAGTGGCGTAGTCGGGAAGTCAGGAGACTGTAATGAAAGATAATATACAAGTAGACTACTACAAAAAGCAGACCAAATGCAACTGCTGTAATGCGGTAGAGTACAAGAAGATAGACCTCATGGACATTGAGCCTGGTCTATACATAAGGATAACCAAGGAACATGGACTATGGAAGTTAAGCCTACGCAATGGCAACACTACCAACAAGTTCTGGGACAACAACGACGAGTGGGTAGCATGGGCGACTGATATGACTATGGTAGTAAATACTATATATAAGTACAAAGGTCTAGCAGGTAAAGACTCAGTCGTAGACATATCTGCGCCTAATAATAGTAGAATGTTAATACACAGCGACGCACACAATAGCGAGCAGTTATATAATAATACTAGGAAGATGTTGCGAGGCTAATACACTAGCATGAAGAAGAAGCAACCAAAGATACTTACTAAGCTAGGGCTAACAAAAGGCAAGATAGCAGACTACATGCAAGTAGTAGAAATGCATAGAGATATACTATCTGAGCAGGGATTACACCCAGACCAAGTATCAACTAGAAAGAATTTTCAGTTTACTGCTAAGTATAACAGACTAGGCTACGATATGCTAGAACACTTCACTAGTAAACCATCAGAACATAATAAGAAAATAGTCAAGGCAAACGAACCACTACTAGACAAATTAGAAGAAGAAAGACTAGGTGGTATAGAATTGCCTATGGGCAAATATAACCGATACAAAAGGTTAGGAAGGAAATACAACAATGGCACAAAAAGAAACACTGCTGAAAATGAGGCAGATAGAGAGCAAGTACGAACAAGTACTAGCCCTAGTAAGAGAGATTAGGAAAGAACAATACGACCTAATGCGCTCTGCTACTATAAACAAGGAAATTAAACGCAAGGCACAGACAGGAATAGACTATACCTGGTATAATCTAGAAACTGACTACAACGTATATAAGCGAGTAATGAAGGATATAGAATAAGCGTAATACTGATGAGGTCCGGTAGACCGAAACGCCAGGATAAGTTTCCAGTCTTGGCGTCTATTACTTTAACAAACACAAGGAGAATACACTATGTGCGGAATATATGGTATGGCTAAAAGCCCTAGACCATTATCCAAGCAACAGCTGAAAAATGCTCGTGCTATCTTAACTTCTCTTGCTATTAGTAGCGAGAGTAGAGGACGACATTCATCAGGTATTGCTGAGATAGGTAAGGGTAATAGCCTCGTACACAAGTCGTTATCTCCATCTTCCGAGTTCATAAAGACTACTCAGTTCAAGAATGCACTGCGTAGAATGAACGATATAAGTATATATATAGGACATACCCGATTTGCTACTATGGGTGAGAAGTCGTTAGACAATGCTCACCCATTTCATATCGGGAATACTATCGGCGCTCACAATGGCTGTCTGTACAATACCGACGAACTAGAAAAAGTAGTCGGTAAAGCCTGTGAGGTGGATACTCAGTATCTATTTGAATTGGTCAATAGAGAACCAAGCATAGATAAAGTAGTAGACCACTTAGATGGAGACTTTGCAATCTCTTTCGTTAAAGACAATACTCACACTCTATATCTTGCTAGAGAAAAGAACAGACCTTGCTACTTGGCATACTGGACAGAAGCTAGAGTTTTATTCTATGCTTCTGAGGCTGGTTTCCTAGAGAAGGCATTCGCCTCAGTAAATTTAGAGGTTGAGTACTATCAGATTAATACTAATACTCTATATGCTTTTGATACTAGAAAGTTTAAGTCGCATGCTACTAATGTAGAAAAGACTAGTTTCGAGTATAAGAGCCGAGAGTACCAAGTATATTCTAACTACTATGATATTAACTCATACTCTGGTGAAGACGATGGAGTTAATGCCTATGATGTGGATATATCATTTGGTTATCTAAACCAAGATGTTCCTGACGATGGCTACATAAAGCCCGAAGAAGTTCAGGAGTTAATGTCTTTTGGTGGAGATTGTTTAGACCAACTATATCCAGTAGAGGATAGGACTGATAGTGATTATTGGGAGTTAAATCCTGATACTAATGAATGGTATTTCCTAGACCCTAGGGATAATAACTGGTATGCAGAAAGCACACTAAGTATTAATCACTGGTGTCTGGTCGAGAGGTTATACGACTATGAATGGTTCCAGGGTTATAATGACTCTGGACAAGAGGAAATGGAGTTTGATTATGCCTCCTGAATATAGAAACTATGAAGAAGTTCATGGCAGTAGGAGAGAAGACTCAGAACACGAGCCAGTATATTGTGCCGATTGTGGAGATGAAATACCAGCAGATGAAGTAGGCGACTACGTTAATTCTGATGGCGAAAACATCTGCTCAGCATGTGATGAAAACTATGTTGAGTGCTATGAAAGTGGAGATGTTCTTTATATAGACGACGCTATATATAGTGATAACGTCGGTGAATACTTCTCCGAGAGTGCATACTATGATAGGTTCGCTCGTTGTGAAGAATGCGACTGCGAAATAGACCTAGAATATGGAGACTACGAGGAAACAGAGGATGGCTACATTTGTAGTAGTTGCTACGAAAATAGTATTCAGTATCCTACATGGATTGTCCAGGATGAACTTACATCTCCTGCTGGTTCTATACCAGAATATCTACGAAATGGTGGAGAAAACCCT